ATTAGAGGAAGACGTATTTGAGGGTGCACAAAGATTTAGCTATGATAATAATACTGATACATTATATGCATTAGAAAAAACTACTGAATCGTTTATTTTAAAGTTGTATGATAATAGTTTTGTAGCCCCATGTAGAGTGTTAAAGTTGGTAGATCAAATTACTTTAAATGATAATATTATAGATGATAAAGTAAGTCTAGGAAATAATATATTAGGGTATAGATATACTGAAAATTTAGATGATAATGTTAATGTTTCCTCTAAAATAAAACTAGTTAATAAGTATACGTTCGAGTTAATTAATAATATCGTTTCCTCAAATCCTGGAGAAGAAATTTTAGAATTTGATATAAGAGACTCTGATGATTCTGTATTAATATTAACTTCTTTAGAAGGATTTGACGCTGAAGTGTTTTATATTTATCATTTAGATATTGATAAAATTTCTGCGGTTGATGGTGATTATGTATTACCATTTAACCCTAAGCAATTAACAAGATATAAACCAGAAGTTGTTTATAAAGCAAAAGAAGATGTAGTTAATATTTTCTTTTCTGGTAATGATTCTAATATTTTTATAATTGATGATGAAGGTGCGATTTCATCAAGATTTATTTCTAATCCTGAAAATGTAGCTGGGTTTCCTTCTACAAAAAATTTACTGTATTTAGATGATATGTATTTCAACAGTACACTTGAGAGATTTGATAAGATACAGAAAAAATTTAACTCTAATACCTTACCTTCTAACAACTATAATAATTTAAACTTTTTAGTAGGTAAGAATAGTACTAACTTATTTTACACTCTTCATAATATTGGTAGATTATATCTAATGGAGGAAAGTAAGTTATTATACAAGAACTTTGTTCCTTTAGATTTAAAGAATTTATATGAAAAGATTATTAGTTGTGAATCTAGCTTAGGTATATCAGTTAATAGCGAGTTACAAAATATTATTAAAGATACTGTTAACGTATTTTTAAATGCAAGTGTGATACCATTCGCTGAAGTAAGAGAAGGTATTCCTGTTTTAGGTAAATTTGTATCATATGAAGGTATAGATATTAATTTTAGAGATTTAGAGTTTCATGATAATGAAGAAGTAAATTATGATACTGTTTCAAGAGTTTTTGATCAACTTTATAAATTACAAGAAACAGTGTTTAATATTATTGTTTCGCAAGATGATGATAATGTAGATGATATAATAGAGATTAATGAAACAGATGAAGTTATAATTGAACAATACACAGCTGGTAGTGAATTAGTATTGACAGATACAGGAGAAGATTATGTTGGATTCTACCATGTACATCCTGATAAAGGTTTTATGGTCGGTCCACTACATGTTAATACACCTCATGCATATCTAACTCC